CCTCGCTATCACAGTGTAGCAATGAATTTCACACTGGTGAACTGCGATAATCTTGAATCTCTTTTCTCCTGATTGTACGTAGAGGTCAAGCCATGCACGAGTTTTGACTGCATGTGAAGCTTATCCTGCTTGTTAGCTGACAACTTAGCCACCGTAACTAAATTTGGATCACCTTCACTAACAAATTTACAGAACTGCTCAAATAAAGGGTGGTCAACACAGTTTTCAAGAATCATGAAGTCACGGACAGCCTCCATATCTTTAGACCAAAGCTGCGGCTTGTGAAACCGCTCGGGATAGACTAAGGATTTCAAAGCGCGAATGGTAGAATAAACGCCTCTTAGTTCACCGTCAGGTCGAAATTGTCCGCGGACAAATAATCTCTGTAACGTTTTGACTTTGTCAGGGTCATTCGTTGTTTTATCAGATTTGATTTCTTGTCCGACTTCTTCACCGAGCTGTGCTAATTTCTCAGCGAAGTGCTCGTCAAACCGGGATCCGTACCAAGACATATCGTCACCGATAGCATACAGACCGTCATAAGATCCCTCTTTCAAATACGCATACTTTGAAAGAATCCAATCGAAAATGGTCTCAATGAAGTTAGTCCAGTTAGAACCGGATGATACTCCATGTTCACCAACGAGCTCACTAGTATCTGATATGACTAGTGGGATTGTGTGCATGTAGCGAATTGATTCTTCAAGCGCACCGCGAAATCGAGGTTGAAAGCACTCTTTTAAACAATCGAATACTTCCAAAGACGTCGCCAGCTTAAAATGCGCATCAGTGCTGCTGAAATCGGATGCCGCTATGACATCACCGCTAGCGTAGGTAGCTGTTATCAGTTTTCGAACAGCATCAAATCCACTCCATGGACTTAGAAACTTCATCGCTTCAGAGCTACGCATGAGGATTGACTGAAGCGGTTGGAAGAAAGATCCTTCCACCAGGTTCGCACTCATTGGAAACATCCAAACGAGTCGAGTTTTCTGATTATAGTTCCTAAATAACGCTATGGCAGGATACGTTTTCCATAGCCCATTCTCAGCCTCC